TTAACGAACTCTCTGCAAGCTACTTGTAGCGGTACTTCTGAGCTAGTTACCTTATTGTCCTTATGATAGAGCCATTTGAACATTGTTGCACCTATTTAATTTTCATAACCCAAACTACTTCATAATAACTAGGTAAAGTAGATGTGCTTTCGGCATAATCGGGAACTGCAGAACCTGCTCCACTAATACAAGTTCCACCAGTATGTAAAGTGTGTGTATGGGTTTCACTTCCCCCAGTAGTTCCAGAAGTAGTTGAACCTCTCAAAAATCTTTTTGTTCCTCCGCCATCTGCATTAAGATTGGGTATTACCTGTCCGTTAAAAGGAGAGTCTGCGTCTGAAAGAGTCTGTCCGTTACATTCTACCCAATTAGATGGTAACGTAGGGCACCCAGTTAAACTTTTTAACCAACCAGTTACCGAACCGATGGGTGGTAAACAATTAATCTCCTCTGCAAATAACACAGAACCATTAGTTTTGGGAAACGTTACAGTCATATTTTTTCACCTCTAAATTTAATATTTTTTCCGAAATACTTATTATTTTCATTTTCTAATAAGCTTAATTCATAATGTATTTTACGACAAGGTATTCCTTTTGGCCTAACCATTATAAACACCAGATTTTGGAAAATTTCTTGTCATTTTAATTCCTCCTTAGCTGTAATAAGCTGCGTAACTTGTAATTGAGTCAGTTTCCGTATTTGCAGCCCTATTTATTGTAAACTTAAACCTCATTGAAGTTCCTAGATTTGTCAGTTTAGTAATCACTCCTTGAGATAAAGATAACCAGTTGCTTCCATTATCAAAAGTTACTTCAGTTGAAACAGTGTTGCTTCCAGTTAGGCTGTTTATGCTTCTAACTATAGAAATATCTTCCGAAGTAGTAATTGTTGTACTTCCTGTTATAAGATACGGGGTTAAATCAGATTCGGTGACAGTAGTAAACGCAGGAATAGAACCGTCTGCTGTAAAATCATATGTGTGATTTCCAGTAATAGATTGTCCAGTTCCTGCAGTAGCAACCACATTAGTGTACGTTCCTTTTGTTAAAACCAAAGAAGTAGCAAATGCACTTCCATAAGACAAACCACCATTAGTTATCATCTTCAATTGTGTTGGGTTATTGTACTCATCAGCACTTCTATCTGTACCGTATTCATCATAATAAAAGGGGGTACCGCTACCTGAAGCCTTACTATTAACGGTTGTTCCAGTAGGAAATTCGTAAGATGAACTAGCTGCTCCACTGGCTTCAGTATAATCTACTCTGGACCATGTTGATGCAGCAGTATTAGTGGTAGTGTTAACAAAATCTACGGTTTTAGTAGCATTATCTCCAAAATTATTATTAGTGTCAGTTGAGCGAAGATATACAAACCATACTTGCCTTCCTGAATCATTGGAATCAGCAGTTTTAATAGCTGTTATTCCAGTAAAATTGGCTTTAATCTTTGCGGTAGTGGCGTCAGTATTAGAGGTAGGTTTAAACAAATATTCTATAATCTTTGCTCTACCAACTTCATAGTTGTCTGTCGTATCGTACACCATCCACTTTCCAGAAGCCATTGGGGTTATAACGATGTTCCCAGAACTGGTAGCAGTAGTACTTGTAGCTTCTATAATCACATAATAAGCAGAGCTAGTATTTATGCATTTATATAAATCGTTCCCTGAATCGTATTCCATGAATGATAGATATTGTGCAGTATCACTACCAAATAAATCAACTTTAATATTGTTCTGATTGGTAGTAGTAGCTCCGTCAAGTGCATAGTTCAACATATTATTTAAGATAAAACTCTTATCAGAATTAGTCTCATCAGCATCAATTAAGTCCCCGTTCTCCTGTTTATAAAGTATATTTTGTACTACCATATTAGCTCACCTCAGCATAAATAAGTTTAATTTTTACTTTCTTTGTTCCATCACTCATTATAGTTTCCGTTACTTCTTCAGACAGATTACCGCCAATAAGCCATCTAAGACAGATTATCCATTCTCTAGTCTGTTCTGGCCCGGAAAGGTTAATCATTCCAAATCCTAGAACCATCTGGTCTGTGTTGTACTTGAACTTAGGTTCTTCGTTGTTGTGTATCCTAACTAGGGTTTTTAGTAAAGTTATGTAGTCTTTCAGTCCTTTCTCAGTAAGTTGGTTGGAAATAGCTTGTTTTTTATTCATTTTAACCATAAACTATTCTTATTGAGTTAACTTCAGATGTTCCAGAAGAAACCAATTTATACTTTATTCCAGAACTACTAGGATAAGAACTATTATATAAAACACCATTTGATACTTCTTCCCAATTAGAGCCACCATCAAAAGATAAAGAGGGGGTTATTAAAGATAAAGAAGTTCCTGTTAAAAATAAAGTAGCAAAAGAATAAGTTTCTAAATTTAATGCTATGATTTCAGATTCGGCAGTACCGCTACCACTAGTGAAATTAATCTTAAATGTAGTGGTATTCCAATCAGCAGTAGTGTTAGATGTATTTTTAAAAGTAGTGTCTCTAAAATATTCTCTATAAGTATTATTTGGATTAACTACTCTGGTGATTACCGGAGATGATGAATTTGAACCAAGAGTTGAAATTCCTAAAACACCTGCAACAGAATGACCAAGAATAAAAGAAGTTTGTGCTGAACCACCATACTTACTTACCCCATAAATACCAAAATTAGCATTACCATAAATTCCTGTTTCCCCGCCAATATTTAAGGTAGATATAACAGTAGAAAGTTCTTCTACTTGTATTCCTTCATCAAATCCCCAAACACCAACAGTTAATGTGGCCGGAGGTTTACCTATTTGGTCTTTAATTGCAAGTTTATCTTTCTGTATTTCTTCGTAAGTCATTATGTTCCTTTAATGAAATATTTTTTAGTTATACTAATTTCTTCACTACCATTTTTAGTCCAAGCAATTCCAGTGAAAACAATTCTATCATAATCATAACTAGCATTGTGTAATTTAAATTCTCTATAAGTAGTACTTGTTCCAGAAGTAGAGTTAAGCCCATAATCGAATTGTATCTGCTTATCCGATACTTGTTTGGTTACAGTAAATTCAGTAGATACGTCCTTTGCAATTAAGTCGGTATCAGTAACTGCTGCCGCTGTTCCGCTTGTCCCGAGAGTTCCTTTGGTAATGTCTGTATCAATCAAATCTCTTATTCTATTAAGTCCCTCATTAAGTATAACCATTTTATTCTATGGCCTTGCCATCCTCCTCTAATGTTAAAGTGGTGAACCAACCCGTTTTAGTAATGTTATGTTGTATTTGCATAATCCTTATTTTTTGATTTAATATTCCCACTTCTGTATCAGTAAGTTGTATTAAATTACCCGGATTATATGAATTTGAACCGATAATTTCGATATTACCGACCCATCTTGCATTAGCAAGTTTGTCTAAAATAGCCTGTGCTCTACCACTGCCTATTTTGGTTGCTGCTTCTCTTAAAGCATCATTATATTTACTATCAGTAGTTACATTAGCCGATAGGGGATAAGTATCTGAATATTGACAGAAATAACATCCGCTTGGAGGATAACTGGTTGGAAATTGAGGAATAGGATAACCATTGCCTTTTCCACCTTCTCCTGCATCTCTACTTGCAGCAAGGGTATAACCTACTTGATAATCTTTATTTATTAAGTCTTCAGCAATGTCTACCATTGGAAGAACTTTCATTTTAAGAGTTCTAACTGAACTAGTAGTATCTATTTCATAATTCCAAATTCCAGTACCATACATATCAGTTCCGGCATTGAAAATAATCATATTTACCACATCAAATACCTTTTTAGTTAATTGTAATGAAATAACCTTATCAGTTCCTACTACAACACTTGAATCAACTGTGTCTGTTGGATATACCCAATGAAACCGGTTTTCTTCATCAATCCAGAAAATAAATGCTCTAGTATGTACTAACGCATTGGTGCTTATTTCGGTAGAACTATTGGTGTACTCTATTTGACTTAAGTCTTTTATCCATTCATAAATAGGTTTCCAAACTTTAGAGATAGCTACTTCTGGGAAGACACTAGAATCATTTCTAGTATCTTGCATATATCCTCCTTCGGAAACAGTCCTAGCATCAACCTCATACTTAACTCCAGAATCACTTCCGGAACCATAAAAAGGACCGTTAGTGGATTGTGCAGCAAACCTAATTACTTTTTGAATAATTTCTGGTGCAGTTAGTCCTTCAGACAAAGTAAACCCTTTAGCAAATACCCTATTAAATAGAATATATGTTTTATCAGCACAAGTTAATTTTACTTGAGTATTATTTGTTTGGTGGTTAACACCTAGTTCAATAACATAATAAGTTCCAAGAAGATAATCAGAACTTGGTTCATTAGTGTTACTTTCCCATTCTGTTCCTAAATCATCATTGTCGTCTACATAACGGATATATATCTTAATCTGGTCTTGTTCTTGAAATGCAATTCTTCCATCTGACTCATTATAGAAACTATTAGCATTTTTTAAAGTAAGTGAAAGAACATTATTTTTTATATCTAACGCCTTTCCCGAGTTCCAGTTTATGTCGTCAGTTATATTCTCTGGGGTTCCATATTGGTTATCTAAAACTAAAGAAGTGTTTAAATTAGTAACGGGGTACCATAATATCTTTTTAACTAAAAGGCTCATATTTTCTTAGTTATGAACCCCACTATTGAGAATTTAACTATATTGGTTGAACTTTGACTAACATCAACCGATGAAACCATTACGTGTAAATGTTTATATTGTCCACCTAGACTAAAGGTAGTTACTTCTCCAGCAGTAAAAGTATCATCAGATAATTGGTATAATGTTTGTTCAGAATAATCTCCAGAAAGGGAGTTATAATAAAGTAATTTATACCATCTAGTTCTAGGTAACTGAATCAAAGGAACTAAATAACTTTGGTCAGTTGCATCGGCCATGTTTAGTATTCCTGTGATTGTAAAACCTAAATTTTCAACACTGGCTATATTAACTGTGCTACCAACCGAAGTATCTGTCCCAACACCATAAGCCCCCAATAGCGGAGAATTATCTAAATTACCTTTTGAACTAAATTTAATATCTACTGACTTTAAATTTATTGCATTGCCTGAGTTTGCCATATTAGCACTAGTTGCTCTTGTTCCAGCATTATTAGTACTAATGTATCCTGAATCTTGTATTGTTATGTTTGCCATTTTTACCACGCACTAGAAACATTATAACTTGAATATGCTGCACTTCGTAGTTCGTTTATCTCCTTCATTAGGTCTATTTGTACCCTCAATGATTCATTAACGTCATCAGTTGAAATCTTCCATTCATTTTGTTTATTTATTAAAGAAGGAATGTATGTTTTTGTAGATGAATCCATTATGTTATTTGTAGTTGATATCCTTGGACCAAGACCCGTTTCTTCCTTACCGTAAGCCATGGAAAGACCAGTTACTCCAGACGTGTCATCTCCTATTTGTTTTGGAAAAACGTTTTTCATAGCATAATCCATTAGTTTATTATGTTGTTCTAAGGAAGGAGTAAGTCTATCCATATCGTCAACATAAGTTGTAATCAATTGGGATTTACCTGTTAACCAGTCCCACATCTGTTCTCCTTTGTTATATAAAGCCAAAGCAGGAGACATAGCTTCCATCGTAGTTAATTCAGGGAAAGGTGTTTTTTTAAATGAAACAGAACCAGGGATAGTGGTAGTTCCTTCTGGTGCATAAATTCCCCTTCTTTCTGGAGGTAAATCTTGTATTTCTTTCATTTGTTTTGTTGTTTCTTTTGCTCCTTCAATCATAGCCATAGCAACACCCACGGTAAGAGTTGCAAATATTCCTGCTGGTCCACCAAGAATTAGTCCAGTACCTACCCCTGCTGAAAGAGCTGCCCATAAGGCGTCTTGTCCAGTTACTTCCTCTTCGCTCCCTATTGCTTTAACTACTTTGTATGCAGCATAAATAAGTAATCCGCCAGCTACTAAATCTTTCATCCAAAGGAAAGCTGTTGACCAAGCACCTGTAACAGTTCCTGCCTCCGCAGCAGCAGTACCCATTCCCGCAGCAGCTTTAAGAGGAAAAAAACCATAAGGACCAAACATACTAACCCAAAACATTGCTAATCCACCAATTGCGGTAGCAAATTTTCCTCCGATAGCAAATAAACCAACTAGGCCTAAAACTGAAGCAGTTAACAATGGGAACTTATTTACTCCTTCAGATACCCAATTAACTATATTAATAAGACCATCAATCATCCACCTAATACCGGGTTGGTCTAAAGCATTGAAAATACTAAATTTTAAAAATTCCCAACTGGCAGTTAATCCCATTGTTGCTTGTCCTAATGCTGTCTGATTCTCTGTTGCCCTTTCATAGGTATTAGATATAGAACGCAATGCACCACTTAAGGCCCTATCTACCATCATTCCAGTAAACATAACAGAAAGCCAACGCATATCAAATCTTCTAGTAGATTCAGTAAATTGGTCCATTCTTCTTTTGTTTAATTCTATTTGTTTTCCGGTTTCTATTATCTTTTGAGTTGCAGCATCCTGAGTATTATAAACTATTTTCCATTTGTTAAAGGGGGTAGAAATATCTAGCTTTTTAGTTAATCTTTCTATTTCACTTAATTTACGGGAAATATCATCTTTACCTACTAAAAAATCAATACGCATTTGGTTTTCTGCCATTTTATTCAGTTTTAAAGTTGGGGTCCTTTTTTAGGATTTCTTTAAATGCCTCCATCTTCATAGCATAATAGTTATCATCTACAACCTGATGAGTTATCTTTTCTATCATATAAGCAACTTCCGCTTCGTTTTCTAACCATTTCTCATAAGTGAAATCAGCTATTGCAGCTTCTTTCATCAACTTTTGTCTAAGTTGTTCTAGTCTTGTTTCTTTATCCATTTAAGACTTCGGATATTTTTTCTTTTTGTTTCTTTTTAAATGCCTCAATTGCTTCTCTATCTCTCCATTTCCAAGCACAATATAACTCAATTAATAATTCAGTTCCATATAATTGAACTACTTGTTCAAGTTGAACTTGATTAAAATGTGGATATGATTCTTTTACTATTCCAAGTAATATGCTGTCCTGTGTTGCAACGTCATCTTCTGAGTATGAACCATCATCAAATTTCTTTTGTAAAAACATTAATTTTCTTTTATGTTCAAGTCTTGGTTTTAAAATAAAATCAGTTTCGTCATCTGTTTTTATTTTTAGTTCACCACACCACTCTGCAATTCTGTCTTCAATTTTCATTTTCATCATCTCCTTTTTCTTCCTGAGAAACACCAAACATAGTAGTTATTGCATCATACGCTTCAGCTTTTCTCATCAAGTCTTGTAAAGTTACCCAGTAAACATCATTGTAATATTTCTTACTTAATTCACTGAACTCTTTATGTAACTGATAAGGGATACTTTTAATGATTACATCTACCATAATGTTCCCATTCTTTGCTATCTTTTGTACACTTTCCATATTTAAAAATAAAAAATAAAAATTATTTAGTTTTTAAATTCTAAATAATAGTTTTTAGGCAACGTGGTAATTTCTACACTTCTTTCAAAGTGTCCATCTGCTCCGGTTAACTTAACGTCTTTGGTAGTAATAAATGCGTCAGCTAATGCCACATATACTCCGTCTGTTCCGTCATCTAAAGTAACTAATACTGCAATTTTCTTTCTAGTACCATTAGATACTTGGTATCTAGTATAAGTAGATGCAACAGACGTTCCAGATTCGTAACTGTTTAGTTCAATAGCAGATTCGTCTCCTCTAAGTACGAGGGTACCGGTTAACTTTGCCATACCGGCAGGTTTTTCTTCAACATCTGCATTTTGGAATCCGTTAGTATCGTTACCTAACAAATCAATCTTTTCTACAGATAATTCTGGTTCTGTTATTTCAACACCTTTCATATCTGCATCAATAGAACTTCCACTAGTGAAATATGTTGCTAATGAAGTTCCTGTGCCACTAATGGTTACACTAGCAGCAGGTAAAATCTTTACTGAAGCCTCTCGGGCTTTCCATACTTTAGCCATATTATTTTCCTCCTAAATTTGTTGCCCAGCGAGGGCGTATTTTACAGCTTCGGTCATCTTCTTTCCAAATATTCTTTTTCCTTCTTTAACTGCTAGTGAAAAATAACCATCAGTTCCTTTGAACTTACCAGTCCACCTGATTGGTTTTCCACTTTTACTTTTAACGTTCTTGTCTCCATAAACAACATAAACCCCTTTGGGACCAAGCCGAAATGCTCTTGTTCTTTTCCCTCTTATGTTCTTATAGTGAAACGCCACATTTCTATTTGCCCACAAAGCTAACATATCTCCGTCAACTCTTTTCTGTGGGTCATATGCTATTACTCTAGCACCTTTCTTTTGGTTGATTACTTTAATTCCACTAATCAATCCACCTGATTTTTTAGGTGCATTGAATTGTGCTTGTAATTTAACATATTGAGCAACATTTTGTGCTGCTTTTATTGGATTTTTTTCCATTGACTTGATAATTTTTTCAAATGTACCAAGTATCTCTTTTTCTACCCTTATTTGAATCATTGAAGTTGAAATACCAATGATATTGCTGAAGTGTTAAGTTTCTGTCCACCGAACTCTACTTGGTCAACAGGTGAATCAACAAATGGTTCTTCATCGTTAATCAATAGTTTGTAAGTACCAAGAGTGCTCTCATAAGTAAGGATTGTGTTAGTGATGTTATCTTTAGCTAAATCTATTGTCTCAGAACGGTCAGATTGTTTACAAAATATCTCTACTATAACTTCAATCATATCCATTCTAGCATCTAATTTCATACCAATTTTACGAATAGTGATATTTGCTGGATTAACAACTAAACAAGGAAACACCGGGTCTTTTTCTGGGAAGGCAGAAAAAATAGTCCATCCGTTTATTTTATAAGTATTGAGTAAAGTAAATATAGTATTATATACATTCTTACGGAGTGTACTTTCGGTTACAGTTTGATATCCCATTTTGAGGCTACGCTCTGATAGATTTTGTGGTAACTACGACCACAATCCCTTCTATTAAAAACTTCTTTAAATACTGTGGTGTTACAGGTCCTTTTCCATCCTGATTTCTTGAGCTATAACCGTATCAGAAATAAGCACAGGATTGATTTCCCTAACATTAAAAGTGCCACTAGAATAAACTATCTGGTCCTCTTTAGAAATAGAAGTATCTGCTGAAACTAAAAAAACAAGTTCACCAGTCTTAAGATTTCCAAACTTAGTAAAGTTTAATCTTTGATTATAATAAGTGGTAGGTATACCATAAATAGTGGTACTTGATGAAGTAGTATAACTGGGGGAACTATACCCTCCATCAGAGGTACCGGTTGAAGTTCTTATGACATGAGTTAGGGGTGTTACTATATCTAAATCTGCTAAATCCGTTTCTATTAGTTCTTTAGCTTCAGTTCCCCAACTCATTTAACAATCTCCGATTGGAATGTTCCGCTTATGTCTTCCCAAATCCTATCCAATTCTCTATCAAGTTCCTGTAAATAAGATACATTCTGTGAAAGTTCTTTCTTTCTAGAGAACCCTTCAAGTGAATAAGAGTCAGTATTGGACATCATTCCTTTTTTGATTTTAACTTGCATTGCTCGTTGAGCTACTATCTTCGTAGCAAGCATTTGGATTTCCACTGGAACTGAACTACTTCCATAAGTACCACTCCACTTAATAGCTCGTTTCTTTCCCCGGATAGGTAATTTATTAATGAAAATAATTTTTCCATTAAGTTTATCTAATATGAAATCTCCGCTACTTCCTGTGTTTTCGGTAAGTAATTCCCAAGAATCAGCTTCAGTGTCTCCTGCCACGTTCCTATATAAGGAAGTAATTGAAATAATTGGATAAATTCTTAATCCGTTATTATCTACTAAAAAGGTAGATGTATTAAGATTTAGACCAGAATAGTCGTGTCCCATTGAAGAATAAACTGGACTTAAATCCTCTTTAAGTGAGGTGTGTTCATCATAAGACTGAACAAAGTTGGTAGCCGTAGTAGAACCGAACATTTGGCCTAGTTTTCCTTCAATTTGTGCTTCTGCTTCTTTAATCCATTGATTTAACTGGGTTGAATTAGGAGTAGTACTACTAGTGATACTAGTACCCAATTCTGCTTCAACTAGGGATTCGTTAGTGTATCCTTTAGAAGTATTCGAGTCAATGACGGTAATTGTGCTTGAAATAGGGGTAATTTCAATAGAAGTTCCACTAGTAAACACTATTTCATAAGAATATGTTCCTACGGAAAGAAGAGTTGTTTCAGACGGAAGAAGGTTAACTGAACCAGTTCCCCCGGTACCGGACGTGATTGTTACTGCCTTAGATAGAACAGTAGAAGTACTTCCACTAGATAGTTCATATTTAAGACTGATTGTACCGGAATATCCCGTTAAATCTCTAGCACTACTTCCATCTAAAATTGAGAAAGTAATAGGAAGTAAATCTCCTTTATTAATAGTAATATCGTTAGTCATATTAATCCTCTCCTTGTTTTAATATAAAAAAGTTGGTGTTCCATTATTCGTAATTCACCATTAAATTTAAGTTAGTTGAACTCGGAACTATATTTAGTCCGTTATAAAATGGGGCTCTTATATTAGTAACTGCCCCCATTTCCCCAATAGGTGTATTTTCTACTTCAAAACCGTGTGCATCTTCAATTGCACGAATGGAAGTTTTTAAATTACCACTACCGTCTAGACTTCTAGGCAACGCTTCAACAATTGGACAAAGAGCTGTTTGTAACCTAAAATAAGTTGAAGTTAGAGAGTTGCTTATAACTCTAACCCTGACATAAGAATTAACTGCTTGAATAGTTATACCAAAATTATTAATTGCTGAATAATAACTATATTGGTCAGTTATGTCCCAGTTAGTTCCGTCAGGAGATTGGTCAATATAAACTATACAATTCACATCTGTTTTTAGAGAAACTTGGATTCCTGCAATTCCCAATGTACTGGTAGATGTTCCAGTAAAGGTGTAAGAATTTCCAGCAGATAAGTTTGTTGTAGAAGAGTTATTTGCATCTGCTACAACGTCTTGTTTTATATGTTTAAAGTAACTCATTTTATCCTCCTAAAGTATTATCCAGTTTGAACCTGTGCTTTGGATAGTTATATTTTCCCATTGGTTTACCGTCTGTGTCAGTTCTCCATCTATTGTCTCAGAACCATTAGCGTCTATTGTAATAATTCCAGTGCTTGTATTTTTTATGTTAAACACTCTTCCAGTAATTCCCACTGCCGTTGGCAAGTTTACAGTAAATGTTCCTGAGGTACAATTGATGGTACTATCTGAAGTAGTGATAGTATAAGTAGAAGTTTTTTCTGAATAAGGTTTTGCTTTAGTTTCATAATCAGTGATATTGTAATCAGCATCCCAATATTGGTTAGAATTGTCCCACACTAAAATCTGTCCAGAAGTATTTAAAGCAGTTCCATTAACATCTGAAATCTCGCTCATGATTTTATGTTTATCAACACGAATAAAGATTGAACCGACCCCCAATGCACCTACAACACCAACTTCTCCAACTATATCTGAATGATGCGGTGCACTAGGTTCAACGTTAGTTAATTGTCCAGCAACCGATTTGGAAACATAAAGTAAATCTCCTTCGTTCCAAGTAGTTCCCCAATCGCCACTGCCTGAATAGTTTGTTTTAATCTGTCTAACATAACCAAAAGTAGTAATATATCCCTCAGCATTATCTGCAATATCTTGAGTAGTTACTCCACAAACACAAGAAGTGGAATGTGCATCTGCTTTTGCTAAATAAATCTTTGGCCTGTTTCCTTGTCTTCCATTGAAATAAACAGGTTTTCCATTAACAATACTAGTCCCGCTTTTGTTGATTACTTTAATAAACATTTCCTGACCAATTTGTTGAGTTACATCTCCACCAGACATACCCAAATCTAAAGTTCCATCTGTTGAGTTCCATTGGAGTAATCCTTCTGCATTAGTTATTGGTGTTGCCGCAGTATTAAATTGAATGTAGTCTGTTCCAATAGTTCCTACTACATCTAACTCGTAATCTGGTGAAGAATCTCCAATTCCGACACGACCCCCAAAATAATTATTTCCAGATACAGAATATAAAGAATAATGCGTGTGATTTGAACCATAACCTGTTGGAGTTCCTGCAATGTATACTCCATAACTTGTAACTGTTGGATTGTTCGTAGTCCAATTTCCTAAAGCATCATTTACCTGAAAGAATCCTCCCAAGAATGTGTGTGTAGCTCCTGCTGCAAATGTTCCTGTTCTATCTTTTGTTGCAAACCAGCCCCCATAAGTTGAAGTAGAACCAGTAGACCTATCTGTTTTATAATCGTTGCCTAAAAATTGCCCGCCAATAGCCCGCGCATTTAGATGCGTACCGACCCCATAAACATCAGCAAAGTTTCCAATTACTGTCTGGTCAGAACCAGAATAAACAGTTGATACGTAAAAACCTCGTTCAATGTCTGTCCCAATAGAAGAAACGCGTAATCTTACTCCAGAAGAAGAACTTGTTCCAATCAACACATTTCCATTTTCATCAATCTTCATTCGGTCATAAGCAGAAGTAGCTCCGCCTGTTCCAAAGATAATAGTTCCAGTGGCTGCAATAGCTTGGAAAGTCAGACCATCTAAACTTGCATTAGAATAAAAATAAGCACGGTTACGATAAACCGGGTCAGCAGCAGACACTCCGCCTACTCCAAATTCTCCAACACCTCCTGTGCTATTTAATGTAGCTATTTGAGCATAACCAGTAGGAGCTAAATCTCTAACTCCAACATTATAAGAAATTCCACCAGAATCTCCTTCAAAGAAACCACCGACAAAACCCCCTATTCCGGGTTGAGTTGTTCTACCGATAAGTATTGTTTTATAAACTTCATCATAAGCACTGTCTGAACCTAAGTAAATTTTTCCTTTAGTAGCGTGTGATGTGGAATAAAGATATAAATCTCCACCAGAACTTGTTCCGCCAGATATTGAGTCACCAGAATTATGCGGATAAAGATAAGTACTTGTCCTGTCCCACAAGTTTTCCCCACCAATAGCATTGTCTACATAAGTCTTAACTGCATTCTGAGTAGGGTATAAAGTATCCGAGGTACCTAGACTTGTTCCACTAGACTTATTTGCAACTAGTTCATACTGTGGGTGGTCGTTGTCTCCTAGACCAAGAAGAGCACCATGGTCATAAGGTCCTTCAGTACTTGCAACTCCAGTTACCATATTACTTGTGATAATTCCACTGATTGGTTCTGTCCTAGTTGAACCGGATACACTACCAGAACTTACATTACCTGAAATAGCATTTGTAGAACTACTTCCGTTAACATTTCCTACAATTACTGTTCCGGTAACATTGCATGTCATCTAGTTCCCAAGATATTGTTTAAATCCTAAAAATAAAAATAAGGCAATCCAAGGTAAAGCAATAATGAATACTTGCCATGCTTTGTCCTTGAAAGATTTTTCCTTAACGCCAAGAGTACCCTTAAACTCGCTAAACTCGGAACGGGTGACATACTTTTCGGGTAATGAAGTAAGACTTTCCTTAACATCCTTGATGTCAGATTTAATCTCTTTTATATCTGATTCTAATCTTACCATTCTATCATCTCCGTTAAGTAGTTTCTGTTTTACCATTCCCCAATCGTCCTCGTGAATGCAAACTGATGAATGATTTTTTACCATTTTATTTATTTTTTGCATAATATGCAACTTTATCATTAATCCGAATTAACGCATCACTTGAAAACTGTATATTTCCTTTAGTTGCCATTTTTATATCGCCGTTCTGGACACTTCTCTCCATGCTTGCGTTCCGCCAATTTCACACAATACTAACTTTAAAACATCGCCAGCAGTAGCAGAGAAATCAACTGCCCCCGCTAATAGGATTGTTATATAAGCCCCACTTGTTGCGGTCGCGTGTTTTACCGTTGGTGTTGAAGTGAACAATAAAATAACCTCAGAACCGTTCTGCCAACCAAGATTTGAAAGCAGTTGAATCTCAGTAGTTCCAGTAATCTCAAAGACATTTCCATCATATCCTAGGTCAAGATTATTTGCTGAAGCGACATCTGCACCTTGTTTAAGAAGCAATCTATGGGAAACAATCACTCTTCCATCATTCCCGTCATTAACTCCAACACCCGCTTCTAAAATCAAATCTCCACCGTCTAAATCGCCTAAACTACCCGAATCTGCGTCACCAGCAATAAGCTTAACGTCAAAACCTTCGTAATCAGATACACCAGATAAATCTTGAGGTAAAGCCTTGATAGACAAAATAGAACTTGCATACTCAAATCCCATACCCAGTAAGGGTCCTGTTGAATCATTGAGTTGATGCACCATCCCGATTATTCCGTCACTACCACCATTGATTCCTTTACCTGCACCAAGTAACAAATTTCCACCATTCCTTGCAGTAACCCCTGAATCATAACCCTGTTGAGCTGCAAGTAGAACATCAAAACCATCTTGGTTAGCTTCTGGAATTTGTCCCATTATCAACACTTCACTTAAAGAGTCTCCTTTCTCAGTATCGCTGAATTGCATACTAAGCATCTGACAACGATTAGAGCCATCATGATATCCAAAAGTAATTTGTCCATCTTCACCTGAATTATCTTTAACGCCAGAGGCTAGGTTTACATCCCCACCATTCCTATTTGTTACACCACTATCTTGACCAGGAGCAGCTAGAATACTTATTTCATAACCATCACTATCGTTTCTAGTTTTTGCCTTGAATGATATCTCACTTTCGGAAACATCAGCATTTAATTCTAAATATTCCTCTGGCGCCCAAGAACTTATACTGCTTCTCAACATTCTACCAAATTTGATAGCTCCATCACTGCCTGAACCGTCACCAGCTCCACTTAGGACAAAGATATTTTTACCGTCGTGGTCAGTTCCAGGATATCCGGGTGCTCCACATAAATAAAGTGGTTGTTCTGTTCCACTGTAATCTGCATACGCAGAGATAGCACCGCCATTTTCATGCATCCAGAATTGTAGTGCAGGTTGGTCCCATCCAGCTAAACTACTAACGTAAACTCTACCTTCTCTATTTGTTCCATCTTTATTAGCATAATCAGGAACTAAATAAACATCAGCGCCATTTATCCAACTGCCTAACGAGTTTTTTAATCCTGCTTTTAAAACAATATTTCCTCCCACAGCTTCTTTTGTGGGATTTGGTGTTCCGCCCATCAGCACTAAATCAGTAGCCCCTTCTTCAGTAGTGTCTTTTGCAGCACCTTTAATCACAACTTCATCATTTGAATAACTGTACCAAGATTGAAACATATTTCTATCATTGGCGTCATTAACTTTAATCAAGATATCATTATCTGTCATTGCAGATTTAGCTACAGATGTTGTAGATTTCAAACCAATTTCAGGAACAAAAGTGTTAGTGACTTGTGGTTGAATTGAAATATCATCTACGTAAACTCGAGATGCAGTTATTCCTGTTCCGCCAGTTCCAATCATTGGAACGATTAAATTACTTGCAGGGGGAGTAATATCTTCAACAGTGAATTCTCCCAAAGTCCCGTTTATTACAAACGACTTAATACAATCAGCACTTGGTGGAGTTGTGGTCCCGTTAACCCATCCTTCAGCTACAAAGTCCCAATACTGAGTATTAGCACCATAAACATCGTTGATTAAATAGAGTAATAATGTGCTATCCGTGTACGTTGGAACATAGCATCCCCATAATGATATGTCTCTAGTTAATCCGTCAGTTGTATCCACTGGTTCTATAGAATCACAGATAGCTATTGTGTCTGAACCCGCTCTAAGGATTAACGACTTATTACCAGAATGGATATAGGTGATGTCTTCATTATATCCATAACTATAACTGCCCACACCACTAATGCTCTGACAATCCCATTTTGTATTGATTGCATTAGATGTCACGCCTGTCCAATCAGCGAAAGAGTTGTTGCTTAACTTTTCAACGCCATCATCATTGTCGAAAGCAGTTACTTGACCAACTAAAACTTGGTCTGAACCAACAACACTTCCTCCCTCCTCAGCAATAATTACCATAATTGAACCGCTGGTCGGAGCTATTAATGTAACAATTGAATCAGCTGGTCCTTGCCATTCTGAAGTTGCAGCAATTGATAAAACTGAATCAACATCTTCGCCAGTCTGCCAAGTACCAGCATTTACACCAGTAAATCTGTAATACTTGCTTGAACCATCATATAGAATTAAAGTTGCACCAGTAGAATTGCCACTTGGAATCTTGACCCAAGTTGAAATAGTGATACTATGGCCCGAAGTTATTGAAAAACTTCTTGAGATATCAATATCACTTTCGTTATGAAAAATTCTTGCTGAATAATTACCAACTCTAGCATTAGTACTTCTTTCCACAAAAGTATGTTGAGACGACGTTCCTTTAGAGTTCCATCCATTAGGAGTGTGCGATATAAAATTCCAATAATCTTCGAAACTAGGGTCAATTACCCCATTATCTCCTAGCACATCTCCCGCCTGAACTTGTGATTGAACAGTTAATTCATTACCATTCTGGATAATTTTTCCGTTTTCAAATCTAAAATTTTCGTCTGTCATTTTTCCACCTTAGTAAGTAATATAATCCATTTTCATACGCCAATCTATTGTAGTTGCCGCTTTACCTTGAACAGATACTCTTACATCTGCTCCAGATACTGTGAATGTGGCAAATACCCCAGCCGAACCCCAATCTCCTGCACTCTGGTTAGGAGCTACTTGCTGAACATTACCTACAATACTTGCAGTGCCACTAACGTTTCTTACAGTAGCTACAATCTCAACACCAGCAACATTAGTTGAACCTTGTTTACCAACAACTAAAGCTTTAACTTGGTAAATCTGGTCAGTAGTAGTTGTTAAAACAACCCCTGTTCCTGTAAATGCTTGTTGAGTTCCATCAGTTGTTTGCTTAAATCCAACTCTCTGAAATGAAAATCCATCAAGACAATCAACACCACCTACCTGTGCTTCACCATTACCATAATAATACGATAAAAGTTGATGCCCCATCGTTGGAACACCAGTTGCTGTGGCAGCGAATACCTTAACTGATTGAGCTGAGGAAGAAGTAGTAACTCTACCTTTTAATGTTAAGAAGGTGTTGTTGTATGGATACAATATATTACCTATAAAACCAGTAGAACCAGTAGCACTAAAAAGAGAACAAGTAAGAGAGGTAGTTGATAAAGTTGCTCTTGAAGCTCCACCAACATAAAAAGCTATTTGAGTGTTATCAGTCCATGTAATATAATCAGTAGAATCCAAACCAATCTTTCCGTGAGAAAAATAAGTTGCATCAGTCTGATAATCTATTACTTTTACTCCATTCAAGGATAGTCCGATATTATTAGCTCCAATTCTATAAAAACCGCTATCTTGGTCTGATGCAAAAGTTATACTTGGCAGAGTAACACTACCATTCTCGAAAAAACCGTCCAATATTTTTAAACCATTAAGGTAAAGAGTCATTTTAATACCTCCTTATACCAACTGATAATATATGCTGAGTCCGTATGTCCTAGTATCTGTATTAGTGAACGTAACTTTAACTTCATCTCCAGAAACAAATTTCATCTCACCTTCTGGTAAGAAAACAATATCCGTGGAAGAAGTACTAGATGGGTTAACAGATTTTAATACAGTATCGTAAGCAGCACCAGCTGCACTATCCAAAGTAACAACAAAGTTTTCGGATGTTGTTGGAGCTGAACTAAAATGACATAACACTTTTAATAACTTAAACTCATTAGCAATTGCAGTCGTAGTATTGATAGCTACTGCACCAGTGGCATTCACAACAATTACGTCACTACCAGCACTAACTTCCTTAACATAAATTGGGTTAGTTGAACTATTAGCATTAGCATCTTTACTAACTTTAAGAGCAGTAAGACCTTGTGCTAAAATATTCACTCCAACATAATTATTAGCGTCAACATAAGCGTACTTAGAATTGGCAGCAGTTCCGTCAGTACTAAATACCTTTACGTTATCAATAGTTACTCCAGAAAGAGTAAGTTCAGTATCTACTTTTAAACCAGCAGAAGTAATAGGTAAAACCCGTGCAGTACCACTGTCAGAGTCCCACCCACAAATTAAAGCAGCAGAATAATCTGAACCTACATTGTCACCGTCTTGAAAGAATTTACTGTATTCTCTATCGTTAATAGTTTTGTTTTGAGCCATAATATCCTCCGATGTATATTTTACTAATCAGCCCCCGTATCGGTGTGGGGCGTCATATTAAGAAAGAAAAATAAAAAACAATTTAAATAAGTTGGTGTTACAATCCTTCTGCTTTCCAGAAACCAGTTGAAGTTCCAGTATCGAAATGTACGGTTACAGTACCTGTGCTTAATGGGAAAGTACTTGCACTAGATATTACTGGTAATACAACTGCACTTGTTCCAGTTCCGCATACCGTTAAATTAAACCAATCTAACTTCTTCATTCCAGTAGCAAAACTCTCGGAAGTTCCTGCTGCGGTCTTAGTGAATGTTCCATAACGTACTATTTAAATTAAAAAAATAAAAAAATAGGACAATTAAATGTCCGTTAAGTTCATGATGATTACTTGGGTGTCGAATCTATCCATTACAAGTACTCCGTAAGACTTATAGAATCCACCAACTACGTCTGCTCCTAGTTGAGAAGTAGATGCAGTGTGTGCACCGGAAACCACAGGAACATGTACAGCATTAACTCCTGCTACGTGTACCATGAAGATATGGTTTAGGTCAAGTAAATACATGGCTTGGTCTGCATAAGTTGCAGTAGAGTTGGCTCCAGTTGAAGTCAATCCGTTCTTATCCATGAATCGGCTACCGATAATGGGAATCCCCTTATAGGACAATACTCTAAATCCACCATCGAACTCGATAGTTGGAGAATTGAATCTCTGTTGTGGTTGAAGCAATTGAGCAATTTCGTCAACTCTGTCTTCAGAACAGAAATAGATTCTTCGAGAGCCCTTTCCTCCTCTCTTATTAGAGGTAGTTAAAGCAGCGTCCAAGTCGTCTAAGGATAAAGCATCAGCAGCAGCAGCAGCTCCTCTGACAACTCCAACATCTAAGTAAGTCTTACCAGAAGCACGAGCAATTCCGTAAACGGTGGTTGTCTCTGCAAAGCTGGCATAACTTCCCATCAATTGTAATAATCCTAAGAAACTTCCACTGAATCCATAGGCACTGGTTGCAGTACCACAGATAATGGACTTTTCTTCACCGACAGCTAAAGCTTCAGCAGCAAATCTTGCTTCTTCTGCTAGTTGGTTGCCCATACCTGCAGCAATCATTAAACCGGTTACTTCGTAATCAGTTCTATATGATTTAGTTAAAGCAGCTAGTTGTACTTTTGAAGTAGCTGCGGGAGTTCCACTGGCTCCTTCTGCATAGAATAGGAATGAGCTGTTAGCTACTCCAGACCCAGCAACAGTTTCTTCAACTAAGTTCCAGAAATAAGCTAGCTGGTTAATGTTCTTTCTAGGCAACAATTTGGCCAAGTCAGTCATTTTGTTAAATGCTTCGATTGGCATTTCTTCTACTTTCTTTTGGATTTCTGCTCCACCGTAAGTAGTACCGGCTGACCAGTCATCACTGGTCGTAGTGGTAAGTGCGGCACGCACTTCCATTAGGTTTTGGTTCATTTGTTTTTCCTCCTACCGATTTTATTTTAAAATCTCATATCATCCTTAGCTCTGATAGCTTGTCTGTACGCTTCGGCCATACTCCCTGATGGAGCTTCGAATCCCCAAGTTACTCTGGGGTCGTCTGGCCTACCACGATGACTTGCTGTTTTTAAGAGTGGCGGGATACTTTGAGTGTTATTATTTGTAACAAATTCAGCATATAACCGAATTTGGTCAGATTCACTTAAGTTGTTAAGTCTTGTTTTGAACTCATCAAAGGACATCTTAGGTTCTGTTTTAGGTACTCCCCGAGACCCAGAACTTGCTTGTGCTTCTCTTTCCCTTTTAAGTTGTTCAAGTTCTTCTTTCAACTTAGCTGTTTCTGCTTCTTGTCTTGATTTCTGTGCTTCTAATTCACGTTGTTTCAAGGCTTCTTCAACCTTTTTAGCAACTACTTCTTCCACATTTACTTGTGGAACTACTTTCTCCCCAGTTTCTGTCATTTTCTGTTCACCTGTTCTTGTTTCAACTATTCGTTGGATACTGCGAGTTGCCACTTCAGCAATACTGGTATAAGAACCCATCGCAGGGGAATTGACTAAACTTATTCCCAATAAATCTAAATCGTCTATCTTTTGTACTCCATTTTCATTATAAACGTCCTTAGAAACGAAATCTACTGAAAACCCGTTAATTGCTTGGTTTAAGATACTTTCAGTAACCACATTATACATCTTAGCATGATTTTCGTCTATCTCCTTATAAAGGGGATTAGATTCTACTTCTACAATTAATTCATCATCATTAAGTTGATGATTAGTTAAAATAAACATAGGAACATCAGACATAGTAAGATTACTTTGGATAGTCTTTAGTTCATCTTTAAGTTCAGGATATTGTTCTAAAATCTTCTCAATAATGAAATCATTATTAAGTTTAGTAGTAACATTATGTTGGATATCGATGAAAACTGGCCTATATTTAAGGTCAGATTCCATTTTCCTAAGTGCCTTGTCAGTGAAATAACTTCTGAACGATTTCTTTTTGTCAACAGTGTACGCATGAGCATGAAGTTTGTTAGCTACTGCAGCAGTACCTCTAACTACTAACTTTTCTCCTTTCTTTTCTATTTTCAAATCTGAAAGTAAGAAATTATCATTCATCGTCTTCATCTTCCTCGTACATCTTTTTCTTCTTTTTATAGTCCTTTATTTCTTTAGCTTCCTTATATGATAAATTTTCTTTAATCATATGTACCACCTTTGCTGAATATTTCTAGATTCTATCTTTTTACCTGACTTATCTGAAGTACCATCTCTGTTAAGTTCAGAAGTCATAGAATCAGTAGTTTTATCTTCTCTGGTTCTTGAAGGCATTAAGTCTTTATCTTTAGTCTGGTTTTCTTGAACAATCTGGTCTTTGCCAACACGAATACCTCTCTCGCTGAGGTATCTGGCAACTACCGACTGGTCTGCTCCAATATTGGATAATCGTTCTGCATTCTCTATAATCTCCTTTTCTAGCTTTAAACTAGGGGGATTATACTTAAACCAGATATTTTTATGGCCTAATTTTGGAAGTAAATCTTTGTTAATGGAAGAAGCTATTCTTTGTTGAATCTTTACTATTCTTGACATAAATGCTGAAATCATGGCTTCTGAATTTCCTCGGTCAGCTCCTTTAGTATCAATTAGTCCAACCCAAACAGGGGGTACTCTAGTAACCATAAGTACTTGTTGTCTAACATAAGTCAATACATCAAACAGCCCATTATAATTAAATTCTGGACTGACGATTGTAGCTTCATTATTAGCAACAAGGTCAACTGCAGGATTAGTCTTAGACAGCCTCAAATTGTTGATGAACATTGCCCGAGTAGTCTTATCGGCATTCTTGAGAACGTACATAAGTTTGGGAGGCATATTTTTAAGAATCTGTAAAATGTGATTATTAGCGTACATGAGTGTGGCGAAATTTACTGCAACTGACTCTAAAGGAGCATAACTTCGGACCTTACTACCGATTTGTCTAGATTGAATGAACATCACATCAGAAGGACCCCATTCAATCTTTCCTTTACCAGATTGTTGGATAAACTTGGTTATTTCACCGTTTTCGTTATATTCAATGTCTAGTTCGGTCATCTCTAAGACATGTAATTCATTGATTTTTCGTTGAGTGTTTCCTCTCATCTCAACAGGACAATCACCATATAAGAACAAATTAGCTACTACGTTATCTTGAACTATGTCATAATCAAGAACATCTTCAAAATAAACTTTAGCTTCTTGAGCTTGTTTCTCAAACTTTTCATCTTCTTTACCGGGTTTAGGATAAAAGTTGTACCCGTTAGAAGTAGCAGTTTCAATGGTAATATCCATTGCACTAGAACAAATAGGGTCATTTCTTATCATTTCTAAGAAGATGCCCATAGTCTGCTTATCTAGCTGATTAGAAGTAGAAAAAGAACTAACAAAATCTTTCGGAACTCCTTTAGAAGCCCTAACATCTATCAGGTCCAAACTATTCTCTGTCAGTATCATCCCGGGTTATCTTAACGAATGTAACATTTCTTTTAAATAGGTTGGTGTTACACCCCTCTGTATTTAGGTCAAGATAAAGGACTAGGGCCTTTCGAATAACTTCAGATTTCGTCTCAAGACTATTTTCTGTATAAGTTTCCAATCGGTCCAAGTCTTCATCTGTTAGTTTAAACCTAACTTGGTTTCGTATCGTCATCTAGTCCCTCGAAGAATTTAAACGATTCTTTCATTTCTTTTGCCCTTTTGATTTCAAGCTCAATTCTGATGTTTTGTTCTTCCAATACACTTTTTCGGTTCTCATATTCTGCCTTCATTTGGGATTTAGCTTTAATCATACCTTCTTCTAACATCTTCATTTTATGTTTAATCATTTCAAGAGTAGCTTTCATCCCTTTAAGTTGTAGTTCTTGGTACTCTGGAATCGTTTCATACTCATAAGAGGGGGAAAGTAGTCTAGGGTACTTGATTTGCAGTTCAAGTTTAACTAGTGTTTGTTTAAGGTCATCAAGTTGCATTTCACCAGAAAAGATAGCTTTAGCATATTCAGCTTCAACATCTTGAAGAAGTGTTCTGAGTTTTTCGTTATTTTCTGCAAGTAAGTTAACATTATGGTCATACTTGAATTTAGCTTCTTTACCTTTAGCTTCGTTCCTTAAAAAAAGCAATACGTCTTTAATTGCCTTATTTGGGTCGGTGTCAATCGTTTTCAACTTCTCAAGCAGAAGTACATCTATCTTTACATCTTTTGTTCGCATATTTTATTTCCCCACAGTTCTAGTTCTTCCATTAATTCCGGTTCGAGAGTTTTATCTGCTGGTAACACTGCATAACTCTCAAAAGAAGTATCTTGGTCAAGGTAATGATAACAAGCAAGCAAGAACGAATCAACAGCGTCATCTTTACCGCCGGTTGGTTTTTCTATTTTCACTGTAACTACGCCTTGAATTTCTTGCATAGCTTTCATTTGTTTTTTCAGTTCGTCTGTATCATAAGACTTAATTTTACCTTTATGTAACATGCTCCTGAACGATACGTATTTAGCTACTTTTTCTGTTCTGAACTTCATTGTAGTAAGAGGAAAACCTTCTTTAGTCATTTCCTTAATTATATAGTCTCCTTGCGGACAATCATCAACTATAACTTTTTCAACAGAATAATCTTGCATAAGTGTTTTAACATCGTTCATTAAGTTAGTATCTGTTCCTGGAGGATAGATGTATTGCCAAACAAGTTTAATTGTATCTTTTTCTTTTCTAACTATTGAAATAACGGTGTTAGAGTTTACCATGCCGAAATCTATACCCAGATGAGTAACATCCTTTTTCCAAAACGATTCTCTAGTTAAGTTCAAATCTATCATGTTGTCAACGTCACTCGAATCAAAGAAAGCAGACACTTGAGAAGTAAATAAAGCATCATACTCTTGTTTGAACTCTTTCTCTCTGCCTGTATCGTAATAAAACTCTTTTTTCTTTTCTATTTGTTCAATATGCTTTTTATCATCTATACTGGAATAATGTATCCAGAACCGGATATATTCATGTTCTTTATTTTTATCTTCCGGGTCGAACAGTTCATAAAGAAACCCTTGCTGACCGTTAGGAGTAGTAGTTAAAACAATCACTCCGTTAGTGTGTGAAACTGTTGGCTCTATACATTGGAAGAATATTCCTTCATCTTCAATGAAAGCAGCTTCATCAACAAAAACGTAAGAAAATGAGTATCCTCTAACTCTGTCGGTAGGAGGTAAACAGACTATAGTATTCCCATTTTCAAACGTAATTGTCGTTTTGTTGTTTGCTGCCTCAACTGAACTATCTATTTGGTTTGACAAGAAGTTAGGTATTTTACCTTTAGTATCTTCTTTAATGTAATCATCTCCTGCTTGAATGAGTCTTCTAATTTCTAGCATGACTTTTTTAGACTGTTCATCAGTTGCAGAAATTATTCCAATATGGGTTTTATTAGAAATGCCTGCCGGTCTTAAGTTATAAACGGCTTGTTTAAGAGCAAAAATAGCCAATGCAGTAGATTTACCTATTTGTCTGCTAGTTATACACGCAACTCTAGTATTTCTAGCATCAAGTGTTTTCCAAAGTAAATGTTGCCAAGTATATGATTTAATGCCTAAAATGTTCCTACAGAAGTAAGAAGTAGACTCTTTACACCTAGAAGTTGCCGGAGCAAGGTCTAATTTAGATTCTTTCTCACAATCCAATCTCAGTTCCGGAGTTATTTCAGTATAATTCATTTTTCACGTACAAAGATTATATCGTCATCTCGGTTTTCTTCCTTTTTCAGTTCATGTATGCGTTCTGTTTTTTCTTGGTCATACTTGATATGTTCTAAAAATTTAACGATTTCAAATAATCTTGAATTTGCACGCTGTAATGCTTGGTCAGTAAGAGGGTCTTTACCTTCTTGAACTAACTTCTTTTCCCGTTCTAGAATCTGGCCCCTGAGATGAACAAGTTCGTCTAACATGCTCAGTCCTCGGGCTCCAGTAGATTTATAAAATAATAATGCTCCTTTAATTCTCTGGTCAAACTCGTTAAGTAAATCTAATTTAAGTTGAAACTTGGTAGAGAAGTTAGGGTCAAATGTGTCAACATCTTTAAGAGTACAACCGTACCGTTCTAAGAAATTCTGAAAATGTTCACTTCTTTTACCGTGAGTTATAGAGTTAGAAACGCTAGAAAATCGTCTTCCATCATTTTGTGGTAACTTTGCCAAAGCGTCTATCCCCCCTATGGTTAAAACTTATTATAACCATTAATTTGCAGAAAATATTAATAACTATTTAAATCTTGTCATTTTATGTACAATTAAACGTATTTAACACAAACTGCTTATAAGTCTTTGTGTTACAGTGTAGAGCCCGTAGGCTCAAAGGAAACCACTAGAGAGAGTAAGAAGGAGTATTCTCCTTTTTATATTTTTTAATATATTTTACTTGCACAATCTTGAGAGTGATGAGTTATATATCCCCCATATATATACCCGAATCCCCATTCCTGAACTCTTTCTTATTATGAATTAATTAATTAATATTTATTTATAAATTAATAAAAATAGTATAATTAATATTCTTATATTGATTAATAAATAAATAGAAACATTTATATACTACTTAGTATTACTAATAGTATAATTAATATAAGTTAAGTAATAATATTAATTATACAATAAACATAATGTTTGTTTATTGTTTGTAAGTAAGCTACTTTTATTATAAAAAATAAAAACTTACTTACATCTACTCTCTCCTTATGGTATATCTTGTTTGAGCTTACGCTCTACCTGACGGGGATAGCTTGTAATCTACTAAAGAGTAGAATTAGTACACCAGTATAGCAAAATGGTCTATTGTTGTAATGACCTAAAACAACAGGAAAGAAAAATGAGAATAGAAGAAATATTTTTTAATGTAACTAATATTAATAAGAATGATAGGTTAAGAAAATGACTACCTTAACACTACCAACAGAGTTAATTAATGATTTCGGGGTTTTAATTAAATTAATTAAATTATCTCTTATTCCTTATGAGAATGAAAAGATTCTTTTACTTAGAAAGCTTAAAGTAATAAGTAAAGAGATTAAAAGCAGAAAGAACGCAATAAATAGACTAGCCGATGAATTAGCATCGCTTAAGGAGGAATGATTTAAAATGGAACAAACTAAAGAACAAATAGACAGAGAAACAGAAGGATTTTTATTAGAATTAATGCCTTTCGGTAGTAAAGACTTATATGAGGCAATTAAAACAGCTTTAAGTTTGGACATTAGTGGCAAAGAGTTTGCCGAAA